GATGTACAATCCATCAATCACGCAGCGTTTGAACAACCTGGTTGAAAAAACCCAAACCGATTTGAAGATCGAACAACCGCTTTTCCCGGAAAATTAAAAATAGTCAGGTGGCGGAATTGGTAGACGCAGTAGATGGTTATAGCACTACGGGTTAAAAAGCACCTCAGTTGTGTGGTCACTATAATGGCATCCCTTACAGGTTCGAATCCTGTCCTGACTACATCATATTGGTGGCATCAACAAAATGATATTATGGCATTTGTTAGAACGTCCGCAATCAACAAGATTTTGAAGATGAAGCGATTCGTTCGCGGAATCCAGGGCGGAACATCGGCCGGCAAAACATACGCGATCATCCCCATATTGGTTGACATCGCAGCCAAATCGCCTTATTCCGAAATTTCTATCGTTGCCGAATCAATCCCACATTTGAAACGGGGCGCGATGAAAGATTTCAAAAAGATCATGTTCGAAACGGGCCGATGGTTTGATGATCGTTGGAATGCAACGGATTTCAAATATAATTTCGCCAATGGATCACAGATCGAATTTTTCAGCGCGGACAATGACGCGAAGTTGAGAGGTGCGCGGCGCGATTGGTTGTACATGAACGAGTGCAATAACATGTCGTTTCATAGTTACACCGAATTGGCATCCCGGACAAAGCAAGGTGTTTTTTTGGATTGGAACCCAACAAATCCGTTTTGGTTTCATGATGAATTGATAAATGATCCGGATGTTGATTTCATCATAATCAATTATCAAGACAATGAAGCATGCCCGGAATCGGCGTTGAATTTCATATTGAAGGCAAAGGAAAAGGCGGACAATGGTTCCGCGTTTTGGGCCAATTGGTTCCGGGTTTATGGATTGGGGGAAATCGGTTCCCTTGATGGCGTGGTGTTCCAAAATTGGCAACAATGCGAACGAATCCCGGCCGAATCCGAATTCATATCGTATGGCCTTGATTGGGGTTTCACGAATGATCCAACGGCGTTGGTAGAAGTTTACCGATACGATGGGAAAATATACATCAACGAATTATTGTATCAAACCAAATTAACCAATTCGGAAATTGTGAACCATTTGAAACAATTGGGCGTGAATTCATCCCGTTGCATCGTTGCGGATTCCGCCGAACCCAAATCAATCGCCGAATTGACAAACGCCGGGTTTTATGTAGAGGCGGCCAGAAAAGGGCCGGATTCGATCAAAGCATCCATTGACCGGCTACAGGGTTACGATTTACGAATTACGAAAAATTCATTGAACTTGATCAAGGAATTGCGCCAATACCGGTGGGCAAAGGATCGCGAAGGCCGTTCACTGAATGCGCCCGAAGATATCCTAAACCATGCCATTGATGCCGTTCGATATGTCGGCTTAAATAAATTATCCCAATTTGAGGCCATCGGTGAATACTCATTCGCTGATGATGATGATTTTTGATGTTGTGTTTAGTTAGTTTTGGTCGGCCCGGGTTTATGCCTGGGCCTTTTATTTACAATATTGCTAAATAACCGCCGCAACAAACCGCCGGAAATTGCCACATAGTAGCATGAAGTTGCGCGAATATCAACGCCTTTCGGCGTTTTGGAATGATGGGGATGATCAAGTTTCCCAAGTGGCGTGGATCATCATGGATGTTTATGGCCTTACCTATGATGAAGTCAACAACATGGAACCGAAACGTTTTTTGAAATATTCAAAGCGCATCGGAAAACAATTTAGCAACATCGACAAAAAGCCGTTTTACTCCTGGTTCCGATTCGAAACCGATGCAAGCAAAATAACATTGGGCCAATTCATCGAGGTTCAACATTTCATGAAACAAGGGCAAGTTGATGCCATGCACCTGGTCGGCGCATCCATTTGGAAAGATAAGCGCGATCACAAATTGAAATCGGAAATATTACAGAACACAAATATCCGCCATGTACTTCAAGACATTACGCGTTTTTTTCTTTCATTTGCTGACCTGGTTAATTCATACAAAGGCCTATTTGAAGCGGAAGAAACGGAAGATGAAGGGGATGAATTAGCCAAACCCGAAAAGCCTCACCCGTTTGTGGATCAATACGGATGGTTTTTTTCCGCTAAACAAGTGGCGGAATATGAAGGCATCACATTGGCCGAAGCGTTCGATTTGCCCATCATACAGGCGTTTAACGATCTATCATATTTGAAGGCGTTTCAATCATATCAAAAACATTTGAATAAATAATGGCATCGTTTTCAAAAGTACAACACGAAGCGTTGGCGGATGGGTTTTTCGACCTATTAGGGGAGGATGCCCAGAACTTTCAAAAGGTTGAATTAAGCGATGTAAACAATACCATTGAGCAATTAGCGGCCAGGTACATTGATATCGTTTCCGATAAGATCAATGAAAAGGATGTTGTTTCATCGGGGCGCATGGCGGATGAAATGCAACCAACAATGTTGGAATTCGATGGCAAATCATATCGCATCGGAATAACCGCGCCGGAATATTCAACCTACCAAGATGAAGGTGTAAACGGATGGGCAATTGATCGCGGATCGCGTTTTTCATTCCGGACGCGTGGCGTTGATCCAAATGGCGAAATGGTGAAATCGGTTAAGGCGTGGATTCAACGTGAAGGCGCATCCGCCCGGAACGTTTCAAGGGCCGTAACGGCAAGAGAGGCAAAAGGCCAAACCATGATGGATGCATCAACCCGGGCCGCAGTTACCGCGTCTTATTTCATCAAGCGAAATGGATTAAAGCCGCGTAAGTTCTGGGCCGAGGCAACCGATGAATTTAAAACCGAAATGGAAAATGAATTAGGAATTGCATTAAAAATCGACATTATAAACAATATCACAAAATGACATTCGAATTTACGCCCGTTCAATATTCATCCGTAAACGATCCATTGGTTTACGTTGTTTACGATGCGCACGCCGCCGATCCGGCTACATATCCAAATTATAAATATGTGGCGGAACTTGAAATAAATGGAACCCAGGTATTCAAGGGTAAGTATTTCCCACATCCAACATCAAACCGGGGTATCATTGATTTGGGCGCGGTTATCCGCGAATATTGCGTGCAATCATTTGGCGCATCCGTTGGCGGTTCAATGGTTGCCGATGAAATGGGCGAAGGCGAATGGCGCGTTTCATGCGTGGTAAAAGTTCGTGAGGAATACGGAACAACAACATCGGCGGTATTGATAACGGATTCATCACGCGTATTTTTTAATTACTACAATGGCCGGTATCCGGGTTTTGAATCATTGTCCAATTATGATGATGATGTTTTATCCGATCGCCCGACAAACATCAATCTAACATTCACAACGGGCAATTATTTCATCCCATACTTTGCCGAGGTATCAACGGCGTTCAATGTCGTTGTTACCGGCGGTACATCAACCAGGACAAAGGTAATAACACCAACGGCGGCCAATACAATGCAATTAATCAACATATCGCCATCGGCCATCAACGATGAATACCCGGGCAATTTCACAACATCAACAACAACATATTCCGTTGCCATTGGTTCCAAAACTTACCGGGTTAATATCCTTTGTACCGGGTTGTATAAAAATTACAATGTGCATTTCCTTAACAAATGGGGCGGATATGAAACGATGATGTTTAATAAGGTTTCCCGGAAAACATACGATGTTGAACGGAAAACATTTAAACAATTACCTTACCGGGTAAGTTCCGCCGGGGCCGTTTCGGTGTTGAACAATTACACCATGTACAAACAAACAACGCAATTCGGGGGCCGGTTCCGCGAAAAGTTGCGTTTGAATACGGATTGGCTTACCGATGCAGAATATCAATGGCTTGCACAATTAGCAACATCGGCCGAGGTTTACATCGAGGATGAAGGGGAATTGTATCCGGTGATCATGACGGCGAATAATTACGAATTCAAAGAACACATCGTTGACGGGTTGATCAATTTGGCCGTTGAATTTGATTTGGGCGTAACATACAAAACACAATTCCAATGATTCAGTTGTTTATAGAAAAACAAGCGGTTGACATCAACGAATCATTCAGCACATTGTTAACGATGTCCATCGACGACATCAAAGATTTTGGCGCGAAAAACACAACGTTTTCCAAAACGATTGTTTTGCCGGGAACGAAAAACAATAACAAGATATTCGGAAACATTTTTAACATCAACGCCCGAAACGATTACAATTCAACGCAAACAAATATCGGTGATAATTTCAATCCGGCCGTTTCGGCGGATGCGATAATCTTTGCCGATAACATGCAAGTTTTCACCGGGGTTTTTCGAATTCTGGAAATAATCATTGAGGATGGATTCATTGAATACGAATGCGCGGTGTTCGGAACCCTGGGCGGTTTTGTTTCCGCGTTAGCAAATAAGAAAATCGAGGATTTAGATTTTAGCGCATACAATGCAACATGGAATTCAACCAACATATCGGCATCATGGAACACTATCGCCGGGGCCGGATTATATTTTCCGTTGATTGATTATGGCGGCGTTTCAACGAATAAAATTGATTTTGATTATACGGCGTTTCGCCCGGCATTGTACGTTCGTGAAATCCTTGAGAAAACATTAACCGCGTCCGGTTACACATGGGATTTCCCGGCGTTATCATCGGCATTGTTCAATCGTTTGATTGTTCCGAATAATCAAAAAGCAATCACTAAAAATACATCGTTGGCGTTATACGCCACGCCGAAAATTAAAAACTACACATCGGCCGCCGGCAATGTTGAATTCAACATCGTTACCGCCGGAAATTTCACCATCACCGGGGCCGGTAGCGATTTCGCCTACAATTCCGCGACGGCATTTTCCGGAAGCGTTACGCTAAACATTTCCGGCGTGATCAACGCGATTAGTCCATCAAGCGATTTCACCATTCAATTGCGTAAAAACGGAACGCCGATATCCGCCGTTGTTTACACGCTACCCGGAAACAATTATAATTTTAACGCGATCCTGGATGTTGCATCCCTTACATTGGTGAACACCGATTCATTGGATGTTGATTTGGTTGGCAACTTTTCGGATTTGGATATTGAATCCGGTGTTTTTAGCATCACATCAAGCAACCCAACGGCAACGGCTATAAATTACAACGAAACGATATCCGTAAATGATACCATCCCCAAAGGTATTTTCCAACGTGAATTCTTTTCGACAATATGTAAAATGTTCAACCTTTACGTTTTCGAAGATTACGAAACCGAAAAGAAATTGAAGGTATTGCCATTCGTAACATTTTACGAAGATGCCACATCGGTTGATTGGTCGTTGAAAGTTGATCGTTCAAAGCCGATGCGAATCAAACCGATGTCGGAATTGAATTCGAGGTACTACAATTATAAGTACAAACAAGACAACGACTTCTATTCGGAAAACTATCGAAACAAGTTCAATGAAGGATATGGCGATTTTATTTTCGATACCGAATTCGAATTCGCAAAGGAAACAACATCCGTTGAATTGATTTTCGCTAATTCGGTTTTGACAAAGT